AACTCTCGCATTGTCATTAGAACTCATTTTTCATTCCTCCTATGGTATCGTTTATCGCCGTTTCGACATAGGCTTTGTCAAAACCGAAGTCCTCGTACCCTTGTTTGCATACTCGGACATACCCCGGTGACGGCATTCCGAGCGGTCGCTTTTCGTCCATGATGTAGACGAAAGCATTCACTTCCTTTCCCGTCTCTTCCAACGTCACCTTGAGTTTCTTCTTGTAATAAAAGGTCGGGTATCCCTCGTACCAATCCAAGTGCAGTTCATCCTTCTCGGACACTTCCCACACCCCCACGGGGACTCGGTATCCTTTTTCCTTTTCAATGGTAAAGTATGATCCCGTCCGACTTCCTTTGAATAGGAGTCGGTATCCTTCGATGTAGGCAGTCCCGACCACTTTCGCATCGGGACACCGCATACTCATTTGCGCCTTGTTTAGGTTGCTGCCATAAGCCAAGTAAAATCTACTCATTTGTCATTATCTCCTTTTATGCCGTTCTGCCGTTTCTAAATGCACCGTCCCCCGAAAGTCTCTTCGTAAGGACATCCCTTGCCGTCTTGAACTCGTCTCCGATGAACCCCAGGCGAAGGAGCCACGTCCGCATTGCGTATTTGGGGTTTTCGTGCTGTTGCGGTTTGCTACTTGCATTCCGCATCTCTTTGGCGAGTTCCGAAAGTGCCAAGCAAAGTTGGATGTAACTCTTGAGCTGTCCTGCGTGGAGTCCGTTCTGCTTGCCATCCGCCGGGGCATCGAATTGGAAGAGTCTGAACTCTATCGTTCCCTTCGTGAAGGTTGCGTGGTAGTTGAGCATATGGTATCTCGAATTGTTGTAATGCTCGTTCCTTCCGTACCTTGCGTTTTGGCTGTCGTACCAAATGTCGGCGAGCTTTGCCATCGTCTTGGGCTTTCTTCTGTTGACCTGGTCCAAGAACCGTCTATCGACCACTCTGCAGTAATCCTCGATGCGGTGACTTGAAATCGCCAATGCCTCGGTGATGAGGTTTTCGTGGCTTGCCATGATGTTCGCCAAGGTGCGGAGCGTTTGCGGGTTGTGTCCGTTCGCTCCGATGTGGATGTGAACCCCACATCCCCTGGTCGCATCGCTCTTCGCTCCGGCTTTTCTCAAAAGCCTAACGATCTCTTGCAAGGTCTCCATATCCTCGTACTTGAGGATGGGTGTTACCATTTCGCATTTCTCCGCATCGGGTCCTGCGATGCTCACGTCCCTTTGGAATTTCCAAACCCTGCCCTGTTGGTCTTTGCAAGCCCAAGCGTAGTATCCGTATTGGCTTGCTGCGTTCCAGGCGGTCGTTCCGAAAAACTCTGCAACCTTCTTCGCTGCGTTCTCCCTGGTGATATTGTTCATCTCGATTTCTACGCCTATCGTTTGCTTTTTCATCTCGGCGATTTGGGTTTCAACTTTGTTGTTCATTTTTATCCTCCGTCCGGGCTGTTGCCCTCTTCGTTTTGTTGTGTGTATATTAACTCTAAAACACACATATATCCAGTCATATTCGGAAGATAAATCGAGATATTTTTATATTTATTTTTGCGGATATTCTTGACTTTTTCGACTTTTTATGAACGGCTTTTCAGCCCTGCTTTTTGCCTCGGATAAAGACATCTTCGCAAGAGCAAGAGAGCAGCTGACCACCGCAAGCGGGACACCTTTCGACATCGCATCCCCAATGGTGATAGTGGTACGGCAGGGCTCCGCAGTCATGGCATCTATGCCCCTCTCCTGCACCCCAATCCATGCTCTCTTCTCCGTATTTGATCCGCTGATACACCTTCCCGTTGATATGGACGGTGTGGGCTCCACAGCCTACGGAAGTCAACATCTCTTTTCCGCATACTTCACATTTCGACATAGTTCGACATCTCCTTTTTGGGACGATAGTTGGTATCAGTACACCTTTCTGCATAGGTCCTCCCCGGCTACTATGCCAAGCGAAGAACCCGTATCCCACTTCACGTGGATCGTGCCTATATCGTCCACACCAACTACCGTACCTTTAGTGCCTACGGGCGGAGCCTGGACATCGTCCATCTTTACGAGTTCCACTCTTGTCCCTGCCGGATAGCATTCTCGAAGTTGCTCCAGCATCACTCTGCTTATTCCGTCTTTCATAGTTCTTCTCCGTCCTTTCCAAATAACTTGATTTGGCTGATCGTGCCGTTATGGAAAAGCCCTATCGCATACTCGTATGCTTGCTCTTCCGTCCAACCCAGGCTCTTGATATAGTAGTTGATTAAGAACTCCATACCGGAGAGCCGGGTGTCGCTCTTTTCGCAGATCGCCTTCAGTTCGACTTTCAGTTCATCCAGTCGAGCTGTTTTCCCAGTTTCGTTTGCCATATCTGACCTCCTCAAATTTGGTAGTCCCATATTACCTCTACCGGGGAAATATATCCAGTCATATCGGCGCAATAATTGATACTATTTTGATAATTTTTCGTGCGCCCAAACGATACCCGAAAGTACGAAGAAAACGCACGGCAAAGCCACCCCATTCCCCCACAGTTTATACTCCGCAGAGTCGCTGTGCGGGTCTTTGAGCCAAGCTCGGAGTTGCTTGTCCGTTTTCTCTCTGCCTTCCCCGGTTATCTTCCGATAAGTCTCGAAAACCTTATACCAGAAGTAGACTTCCTCATCGGTTGGATGCTCGGTTTCAAGCCCTTGACACCACCAATCGGGAAAACCCTGTAATCTCGCACACTCAACCGGAGTCAACCTTCTCACGGTATAGTCCCCCTGGGTTTCCACTTCGGCTACCGCACCGGGACCCTTTGCCACCATAGTCGGCTGCACTTCTTCTTCGATTGCCGGGCGGTATTTTGCGTTCTGACCTTGATTAAAAGCATCTCTACCGATACCATAGCAGACCGCATTCGGGTCTTTGTAATCCCGTGCGAGAAGAGTCGGACTCTTTTCCTCTTCGACTTTCTGATAGTTCCCGGTGGACATTGCATATACAGCGTGACGGTCGGTCGTGTTGAGAGTGAACGACTTATCCTCGTTGATACCGCTCCCCTGGGGCCCATTCTCATCCTTTCGTCCGATCATCGAACCCTGGATGCAGATTGCCGGTTCGCCGCCGTGAGTGCAAGCAAGGGTCGGGGACTTTTCTTCGGTCACACCGCAAGCAGACTTGCCGCCACCCATATCCACGCATACCACGGCGATGCCACCTTGATTGCAGGACGGATTGCCACCACTCGTGTCTATCGTTCTTGCCTTTTCCGCTTTGTAGATGCCACTATGCGGGTTCGGCGATTTCATTGCGTTACTGTCCTTTGCGGAGATCCCGAACGGCTCCAACACACAGTTGAAGTTCTCCTTGTCCGGCATCCGCTGACTACCACCCGCATTTTGCTTTGTCAGGGTCGGTGCGACTTGCTTTCCGTCCCAGTTCTGCGGAACGAATAGTGTCTGATCATTGTTCGTTGCGAGGGTTGCGGACTTGTCATCTTGAACGAGTGCGCCCTTCCCACCACCTTCTTTCCCGCTACGGATCTTGAGCGTTTTCGGTGTCACCACGAAAGGCTGATTGTTGCCCCCGGTTCCGAGCGAACTCGCAAGAGTCTGTGCAACCTTGACCGGGCCTTTAAACCTTGTGTCCTGGGAGTGGTTCTCGAACATCACGCAAGGCGGGTGATGCGCCTCTGCGCGAAGTGTGCAAGTGACCTCTTCGGTGATATCCATTCGGTTACCACCTTGATCATTCAGCACGACTCCGTTTCGTCCGGTAGACATCCCGCAATTAGCCCCAAGGGTCGCAGCCTTCTCGTCTACGCTCCCGTTGTATCCGTCAAAGCCGATGCCTGTTTCTCCAAGGCGATCTTCAGTACCGTTGGCAGCTCTTTGCCACGCACGGAAGCCCTCCGCAGAATACCCAGACAAGCCCTCGGACTTAAATAGTATTTCTCCGGCACTCCGACCTCTAAAATCTGAGACAAGGTAGATTCGACGTCTTCGCTGGGGCACTCCCCAGTATTGAGCATCGAATACTCGGTACGCAATGCTCCATCCGTCTCCCAGATAACAGTCGGCATAGGGCCACTCGTCTTTTTCAGGCATAGGCACCTCGGTGCCCGCTTCGACAATGCCGATGACGCTTTCGAGGACGGCTTTGAAGTCTTGTCCTTTGTTACTTGAGAAAGCGCCGGGGACATTTTCCCAAACGATATATCTTGGTTTTTCTCCATTGGTTGCTCTCCTCATTTCTTTTATGATCCTTACGGCTTCATAAAAAAGGCTCGAACGAGATCCGTCCAAGCCACTCCTTTTCCCCGCCACCGACATATCTTGGCAGGGCGAGCCGAAGGTTATAATATCCACGGGTTCGATCTTCGCACCGTCCATCTGCGAAATGTCCCCGTAATGTTTTATATATGGCATCCGTTTTGACGTTACCCGAATGGCGAATGGTTCTACTTCCGATGCCCAAACGGGTGTGATCCCGGCAAGAATACCGCCGAGCGGAAACCCGCCCGATCCGTCAAACAGACTGCCGAGAGTTAGATTATTCTGTTCGCTCATCTTTGCTTTCCACCTTCTTCACCAGATCGGAATACGGGATCTTTTCCCCGTTTCGCATACAGTAAACACCCTCGGCGTCCCCGGTATCGTCCACATACCTACGCAGGATGACCGATGCATACTTCTCATCGAGTTCCATCGTGTAGCAGATGCGGTTCAGCCCGTGGCAAGCCATTAAGGTAGAGCCACTCCCCCCGAACGTATCAATGACGATGGCATTCTCCTGCGAGGAGTTCTTCAAGGGATAACCGAGTAGATCAAGCGGTTTACTGGTCGGATGGTTCTCGTTCCGTTTGGGCTTTTTGAAGTTCCAAATGGTGGTCTGTTTCCTATCCGAGTACCAATTGTGCTTGCCGTTTTTCAAGAACCCGTAGAGGATGGGTTCGTGCTGCCATTGATAGTCCGAGCGACCCAGGACAAGACTGTCCTTCACCCAAATGCAACAGCCGGCAATGTGGAAACCCGCATCGATAAATGCCTGGCGAAAATTCAGACCTTCTGTGTCTGCGTGGAAAACATATCCCGCACCGCCGGGTTCCAAATGCGCCACCATATTCTCAAATGCCTTTTTGAGGAAACTATAAAACTCCTCGTTCTTCATGCTGTCGTTCTGAATGGTCAGGCCGCTCGAACTTTTGAAGGAAACACCATAAGGAGGATCGGTCAGCACCAGGTTGGCGCGTTTGCCGTCCATTAGTTTGTCAACGTCCGCCGGGTCGGTCGCGTCACCACACATCAGTCTGTGTCTGCCAACGACCCAAATGTCCCCTCTTTCGACAAAAGATGCCTTTTCCAGGGCGGCGGTCAGGTCGTAGTCATCGTCCTCGATGTCTGGTTCGTCACCTTTGAAAAGATCGGTGAGTTCTTTCTCGTCAAACCCGGTCAAACCGATATCAAAATCGGCATCCTGAAGGGCTTCGATCTCGACTCGCAGCATCTCCTCGTCCCACCCGGCATCAAGCGCCATTCGGTTGTCGGCGAGGATGTAAGCCTTCTTCTGTGCATCTGATAAAAAGTCGGCAAAAACACACGGAACTTCCGTGATGCCTTCTTCCTTTGCTGCAAGCACTCGACCATGACCGGCAATGATGCCATAGTCGCGGTCGATAATGACGGGGTTAATAAAACCGAACTCACGAAGGCTGGAGCGGAGTTTGTTTATCTGCTCCGGCGAGTGGGTTCGGGCATTGTTCACGTAAGGTACCAACTTCGTGATTGATACCAACTGCATATCGGTAGTCGTTCTTGCCATAACGGTCTCCTTATACAAGACCCCACTCGGCGAACTTCTCGAAACCACCGACCGAGCGGATGTATTCCCTTGCGATCTCTACGATCTCCGAATAGTCCTTTCCGTCAATGGTCTCATCGCCGATAGCGCACGAAAACTCTACGATATTACCCGTCTCTTGGGCTTTGAGCCAAGCGTAAATGTTCACGCTGACATCCGCTTTCGAGAGGTCTTTCCCGTGGAGCCCACCGCCCGTTACGCTGTCAGCCATATCGCTGCCGAGCTTGCGGTTGGTCGCACCGGAGTCAACGTCAATACTGCCGGTCCAATCACCGAGCGGATTGATTGTCGCAAAGGGATACTCCGCTTGGAGTTCCTCGGTGGGGACGTTGCTTTGGCAGATGATGAGACGATCACCATCAAGGATGTACTTGCCGTCAAAGGGATGTTTCGCATAGATGTCTCTTGCGATCCTTGAGAGTTCCCTTTGCGTTTCCGTAACCGGCATACCTTTGAAGATGCCGTTATCACCGCAGCGAACGCGCTCACCCTGGTTGTATGCGAGAATGGAGTCTTGCGGGACTTCCACATACTCCACGAACACATCGCCGATGATGCGTCTTACGATCTCGTTGATTGCACTCCGCTCAAAGTTGACGGACGTTTCTGCTATGATATAGCAGACTCCGTGTCCGATGAGTACCTCGACCGCAACCTTGGGATTATCCTCAAGGGTGTATGCCAGATCAACGATAGCTCCTGCGATTCTGTCTGCCACCTTATCGGGATGGCTGGGATTTACCTTTTCAAACATAGTTTTTATCTCCTTTATTTCCCTCTCCGAGCGGAGAGTAATCTTTCCATAAGGTCATCTTGCGGATTCGCCCCCGAGTAATCCGTGGAGCAGTTTTCCTTTACGATCTGGAATATCTCGTTCCAAAGCCGAACCGCCTGGTTCATATAGTTAATGCCGATGTTGATGAATGGCGAAGGTATCGGTTTGTTTGTCGTGGGATGTTTGGAAAGGAACCCGAGCTTGTTGGTCATCTCCTCGCATTGAATCCACCGAGCGGAACACATCGCATATCGTTCGAGCAGTTGCGGAGACACCTTTGCGGCGCACCCGACACCTTTGAGCCATTCCCAGGTCTCTTCGTATATCTCTTTCGCTTGCAAGGTCGAGCCATCACGCTGTTCGCTTGTCAAAAAGTCGTGGATCTTCGGCATCTCTACCCCTTCCACTTCGGGAATATCCAAAACGGTCAGCGGTCTTCCACCGGGATTTCCGTTGTCTATCTTATCTTTCACGGCGGATTTCTTTCGTCCGGCACCCGGTCTGGCACCGCCTTGTCCGCCTATATTGTTCGATTTTGTAGGCATTTGAATTTGCCCTCCTTTATTACCCTTTTGATTTTGCCATTTTTGCACACGTGACCCCAGGCCGGTGTCCGTTTGGGACCCGGTAGAGATTTACATCCCCCTACCCCCGCGCAAATCAATATTTATAAACGGGGTTTGTCTCTTCCTTGAGCGTTTTCGCATCGTGGCACGGCTTGCAGAGGGCTTGCCAGTTGTTCTTGTCCCAGAACAACCGTCTGTCCCCGCGGTGCGGTACGATATGGTCGACCACGGTGGCGGGTGTAAGTTTCCCGTTCAGTAGGCATTCGGCGCAAAGCGGATGCTCTTTGAGATAAGCCTTGCTTGCCCGTCTCCACTCATAGGTGTAGCCACGCTCTTGGGGCGGTCTCGTGTATTCCTTATGCATAGGCAGATGCTCTTTGCAGTACATCTTCCCCGGCTCTACGAGGTTCGGACAACCGGGATGTTTGCAAGGCACTCTCGGACTTCTCGGCATACCTTCCTCCTTTTTGAAACGAAAAATGCGCCTACGAATTGTAAGCGCATCTCGTTATTTTTTCCTGATTATATCATATCACAATTGCCACCCGGACATCTCTGGTCAAAACTGGTCAAAGCCGGTCATTTCCGTCTTTTTTATGCGGGGACCACGATATTTCGTAGACCCGAGAAATGCTTTCTTCTCACCGTCTTTTCCGAGAGGTTCAGTTCGAGAGAAATATCTTCCCACTTCATCCCCTGCATATATCGGTACAGAAGGACATATCTCTCGTCAACGTCAGTCAGCCTTTCGATAACCGCTTGGATCTCTTTCTGCTTGCGTTCCAGCTCGTCCATCTCGCGGTTTATTTCCTCTTCCTTCTCCCATATTCTTTCCAGGGCTTTGACAAACGGAGCCTCGGTGCATCTATTCCCGCTTGGCACTTTGTCTAAAGCCGGTGCGGAGATAGAACACGACAACTCTCGCAGCTCTTCCAGTCTTGCCAGGTTATATTTAATTTTCCGCTTCAAGTTGTACACTTGGCTCAAATACTCGTTTGCCGTCACCTTTTATACCTCCTCTTGTAGTCTTTGAATCAGCATCTTCCCGTCAACATTGGTCAGTTGCCTATACCACTCCGACTGGAAGAACTCCTCGTCCCGTTGCTTTTCCTTCAAAGCCGCCTCATACCTGGGATACCGTTTCAGTATCCGCAGCGCCTTTCGGTAATCCGCTACCGCCTGAAGGATGATCGCCTCCGCTAATCTCTGAAAGCACTCGTCCATATTACTTCCTCCCCAGTTCCGCTTTGACTGCATCGATCAATGCGTCCTGCGTTTTCTCTTTCTTGCCGAGAGCTTTTATCACTCGTTCGTCAATCGTTCCTTTTGTCACGATGTGATGCACCACAACCGTGTTCTTCTGCCCCTGGCGGTACAGCCTTGCAATTGTCTGCTGATACAGCTCCAAACTCCAGGTAAGTCCGAACCATATCAAGGTCGAACCGCCCTCTTGCAGATTGAGTCCGTGTCCCGCCGATGCCGGATGGATAAGCCCTATCGCTATCTCTCCCCGGTTCCATTTGTGTATATCTTCGGGACTCTTAATGTCTCTCACTGTCGGGAATCTGCTCTTGATCCTCTCAAGATCATGCTTGAACCAGTAAGCCACAAGCACCGGTTTGCCGTTGGCACTCTCGATCAGGTCTTCCAATGCATCCAACTTTTCATCGTGGATGGGAACAACCTTTCTATCCTCGTCATAGACAGCGCCATTCGCCATTTGCAGGAGTTTCAGAGACAAAGTTGCCGCATTGTTGGCATCTATTTCTCGGTCGGAAAAGTCGACAACCATATCTTTTTTCATGCGGTCGTATAACGCTTTCTCCTTCTCACCCATCTCGACCTTGACTTCATTCATCACCAAGGCGGGGAGTTTCAGGTAGTCTTTCGCTCTCATCGATATGGTGATATCAGATATCTTGTCGTAGATCTTCTCCTCCGCGCCGGGGAGTGGCTTGTATGAAAACACCACTTGCCCGTTGGTCTTGTCCGGGGTGAAGTATCCCACGCGATATCTCGTTATGTATCTGCCGAGTCTCTCGCCGAAGTCAAGAAGTCTGAACTCCGCCCACAGATCCATCAATCCGTTCGAGGAAGGAGTCCCGGTCAGTCCCACGATCCGATCAATGTCGGGACGGACTTTCAATAGGGCTTTGAACCTTCTCGCCTTGTAGGACTTGAACGATGACAGCTCATCAACGATAACCATATCGAAATCAAAATGGTAACCGCTCTTGAATACGAGCCACTCCACGTTCTCGCGGTTGATGATAGTGATATCGGCATTCGCCTTTAATGCTCTCACCCGCTCTTCCGCTGTTCCGATTGCTACTGCGTAGGTCAGCCCTTTCAGGTGTTCCCACTTCGTGATCTCATCGGGCCAGGTGTTCTTGCCCACACGCAGGGGTGCGATCACGAGAACCTTCTTGACCTTGCCTTTCGCCATCAGGTCTTTAATTGCGGTCAGGGTAATGACCGTCTTGCCGAGTCCGCATTCCAGGAAGACGGCGGCGGTCTCGTGCTTTTCTATAAACTTCGTTGCGTACTCTTGGTAATCATACGGATTGTATTTCATTCAGAACCTCCTTGATCTTCGCGGGGTCATCCAGGCAGTAAACCTTAAACCCCAGTTGCTCTATCTGCTTTTTTCTTCTGACTTGCAGCGGTCGCATCTTCTCGCCCGTCCGTTTGGTCTCCACGAATGCGATTTTGCCTTCCGGTAAAAGTACGATCCTATCGGGGACGCCATCGAACGAAGGTGACACGAATTTCAGGCAAAGCCCTCCTGACTGCTTAACTGCCTTTACAAGTTTGCTTTCGATTTGCTTTTCTTCCATGTTTCCACCTCAAAATTGCAGGGTGAATAGGGGTGAATGCTATTTATAAAACTTTTCTAAAATCCTCTTTTTCTTGATTTCTTAATAGAGTTTATATGTGAGCCTTCACCGCCTTTCACCTTCACCTCTAAAAGGGTAAAAAGTCCTCTTCTGCCGTACCCTTCGGAGTAAGCGAAAGTCCTAACCACTCGTTACCTTTTTTGGTATGCTTGAGTTCAAACCCGGCAAGTCGCAAAGCCTCGCAAAAGTCCTTATTACAGCGCACGTACTCGCCCGTTTCCGTAGCCCATTCACGGTAGGTTTTATACAAGACTCCGCCTCCTGCTTTCTCAAGTTTGCCGACCATGCAGCACTCATCCAGGAAGGTAGACATCCAGTCATTCGACTCCTTATACTTCTTGTTTGCCTCATCGACCATAGGACAAGGAGGCATCGAGTAGTTGTTTTCGATAAACTTCTTCGCCCCTTCGATTGCCCACTTCAAAACCGCACCGCTTGACTGCTTCAACAGCCTCTCGGCAAAGTCCCTCTGCGGGTTCGCGATCACTGCATTGAACGGCAATACCATCAACCTTCGCCAGGTGCCTTTGTCATTAGAACCCACCCTCGGCAGATGGTTGGTATAAAGGACAATGGTATGCGTGGGTATGAACGAGAACGGGTCGTGATATTTCTTCTCCGCAG